GGTTACAAAGGGAATTAGGAAAGATTCTTGAAAGTTAATTAGTGTACGCTTGTGGCGCTTAATAATAGCACCAAGAGACATACTAATACCGGCAGCCGTTGCTTCACCATTAATACTCCCTGCTATACCCGCTGAGTCAATGGCTCCTGTAGCGGTCTGTACCATCTTCTGAAGTGCGTCAGCCTGTGCAAAGGTAATCTGACTGACTTGTCCAAAGTTAAATGGCTTTAAGATTTCGTCTGGATTACCGTTGGTCAGGATAAGCTTACCTGCTCGTACTTCCGGTCTTGATCCTCTGGGAATACGTGTAGCGTCCATAGCCATCATAGGATGCACTGTAAGGGCCAAAGCGTCTATACGTGCTCTGATCTCTGCGTCCAGTGCTTTTTGGCTGTTGTAGCCTTTTTCACAGACTCCTCTGCCCCAGAAACGTGAAGGTACTACGTCCCATGGGAAAGCTACAATGGGTCTGTCGCCCATCATGTAAGGATTTTCTTCCGCTTTTAACAGAATACCGCCGTTAGCTATAACAACAACTGCTTCAGTGTAGTAGTTTTCTTCCTCATCATCAAACATTCCACCTTCTTTGTCTAACTCTACAATTTCTTCGTCTTCTTCTTGTTCTTCTTCGGAACGAGACAACTGAGCCTGTGCGTCCTTTAACAAGTACGTAGGCACTAAACCGTAGTATTTAGTAAGACGGACTTTATCATCAGTGTAAGAAGTCAAGTCTTGGTCGGGTTCAATGTCAAAGTCAGGAGCTGCTGTGCCTATGTGACACTTTTTGTAAACACCAGCCTCCTGTAATTGCTCTACTGTGTGTGCTGAAACAAACTCATCCACAGCTACACCCAAAGATTCTTCTACGGAAGTAGCAACGGGATCAATAAGAAAGTTTTGAGGCATAACAGGACGCATGCTAACAACAGTCCTGTCGGTAATGCTTACACCCACAGCAGTTAAATCCCCTCCCATAATGGGCTGAGTAGCGGGTTTCATTTCTTTTTCTTCGGCAATAACAACTTCAGCAATCCCCGTACCAAAGACAGCGGCATTGATAAGACACTCCGCAACAGCTTTCCTAACTTTAGTTTTTTCAAAGTCTTGATGCAAATGAGAACGGAGATATACAATGTCAGCTTTATCAGGATCATTAGCATCATCCTTGATGTCAAAAAACTTTCCTCTTCCAAAGGTTGCTTCTTCAATTTCTGCAACGGAACTCTCCACTGCTTGTTGTAGGGCTGGACTGATAATCTTAGATCTTTCTGATTCTCGGGTCACATCTTCCTGTGCCCAGATACCTCTCCAAAGTCTGTAGTATTCGTCAAACTTTTGTGCGTAGTTTGCTTCAAAGTGATCTCGCCATAAGTCACACTTAGTAATAACCCAGTCTTCCAAAGCTTCTTGGATCATTAAAGGCTTACTGTCTTCGTTGTAATCTTCCATATATTTAATATCCTGCTACGGAGTCTAAAGTTTCAAATTCATCGTACTGTTCAAAATCTCCAGCATAAGCAACTTTTGCTAACTGGTCTACGTAGGCTAAAGCATCCACTAAGTCGTCATGAGTTAGGGGGTCTGGAAACTGAAACAGTTCGTCCAAAAAGCGACTGTTCCACTCTCCTTTGCTTAAGCTTATAATACCGTTTTCAAACCTACCCTGTAAAGCCCACATAATTCTGTCAGTCTTCTTTTGGTTTCCGTGAGACAACTCCTCAACTCTAAAAAAGAAACCGTTACGCTTCATCATGTCCACTAAGGGAGACATAACCGCCTGTTTAGCGATACCTCTTTCAATACCTACGCTAATGGGTTTATAGTCCCTAACGGCTTGAAAGATCTTTTGAGCAGTCTCCTCTAAAGTCCACCTACCGTATATAATATTTTCTACGTACCATCCGTCTTCATTTACAAAGACAACTGCAATGGCTGTATTATCAAGACGAGTATTTTTAGACTTCTTTTTAGATACGTCCTGAAACCCCGCCAAATCCACAGCAATGTAACAGTCAAAGTATTCCGGTTTATTGCTGGCAAACTGTACCCAGTCTTCTTTAAACATTTCGGAGCCTTTGGCTTCAAAGGAAGCCATGAACTCCTGTCTAAAGGCGTAGCTGGACATTGACTTTTTAGCTGTGTTTATCTCCTCTTCATCTAATAGAGGGTTGTCGTAGCTAGTAAAATGCCATGCTTTGTAGGACGTATCATCACTTAGATCCGCATATTTATACAGATCATAGAAGTGGTTTCGTCCCATAGGCGTACCTATGAACAAAGCATGACCCTTTTGGTCAGCTAGAGCAGGTCTTAGAATTTGTTCCCATACGTCAGGTTTAATGTCTGCGTATTCATCCAAGACCAAAAACTTTAGGGAGACACCCCGCATTGTTTCCGGTCTATCTCCACCTTTGAGGCTTATTGTAGCCCCGTTGACTAATTTTATTTGTAAATTATTTATATGACTGGAGGATATTACGGGATGCCCTAAGTCCATTAAGGTTTCCCACATAATGTCTCTAGCTTGACCCTGAGTTGGGGCCACATAAAAGACAGTACCTCTATCAGTCTGTAAAGCATTAACAATTAATAACCATGCTGCTAAACGAGACTTACCTGTACGTCTACCCGCAGCTACTATCTTAAAGCGTGTAGGGTCTTCCCAGACCTCCTGCTGCCAAGGCAGTAAGTTAATATTTAGTTCGGACACTAATAAGACCAAACTACAGGTACAGACTTACGATCATCCACATGAATAAACGTTTTGGCAACCCCTATGCCCCCAAAGCCCATTTCCATAGCATTTTTTACAATTAAATATTTCTGATTACCGTCCTTAACGGCTATGTCCGCAGCTATCCCTAATACATGCTTACCTACAGTTTTTTTCTTAGTTTCAACACTATGAGTCCTATCTCTATAACCACTGGTGATAGTAAAGGGGAAACCACACTTTTCTCTAAGCTCATCTAAACGATGTATAAAGTTTATGGACATAGCATTATTACCTGTCTCTTGACAGTTAAACTCTTCATAAGTAAAATATTTAAATTCTTTACTCATGTTCTGTAAAGTCTCCTTCTATAGTGCTTGAAGTGTCTATGGATGCTTCGGTGTTAATACCGCTAATAGTAATGGAGACACTATTCCTACCGTTACTAAGCTTATCTTTTTCAAAGTAGCTTATGGGTAGCATTCTGTCCATCATTAGTTTCCAAGCTGCTGCTTGATGTTTGTGATCGTCGTCTAAAGCAGCATTCATGATACTGTCTAAGACTTTTTGTGACTTAGGGGATGCTAACATACGAGCTTTGTACTCATTAATGATAGCTGCGTCACCTTTAGGTCTACCTACTGCATTCCTATGGCCTTTCTTATTAGACACAACTTCGGATTTTTTAGGTCTACCTCTTTTTCTAGGTAAGTTACCTTCGGACATAAGTATTGCCTTTAGCCGCACCTGCGGTACTTGTGTAAGATACTTAAGGATACCTAAGGCAGCGTTAGGATATTTCTTTATTTTATTTCTTTAAAGTTTTCTTCTTAAGCTGCTTTAGTTTACCTGTATATTATAGCATATTTTTTACTAAAAGTCAACCCCTTTAGGCTACTTTTAGCTAAAATATTGCATATTTGTGTCTTCCATTAGCCCGCCTTTTACTTTTATTAGCTACTATTAATAAAATCTATTAATTTCAATTAGATGATTCATTAAATAAATCATTAATTATTTACTTTAAGCACCCAAAATGCTACTTTTTTGTGTCTAGGGTGGTACTACTAATTATAGCCAGAGGCCAGCCCCCTCCCCGCCCCTGAAAACACGGGCCCTTTGGTTTTATTGGCATACTATTTGCATGCTGGTAGCCTGTGGATAACTTGTGGATAACTATTGGCACACTTCTTGCATGCCTAAAGGTTGGCACGGATCTTGCAGGGCCCCTAAGGTTGGCATAGTCCTTGCATGTCTAGCAAGATGCATGCCATTGGGGGCATTGGCATACTATTTGCAAGTGTGTGGGGAGCATTGGGAGCCTACAGCGGCTCATGCCCTTAACACAGATTGGCAACGATTGGAAGACATACAGACTACTATAAGTCTTATTTATCATGCGTTATAAAGACAAAAATAAGTGCTTGCATTGTCCGATTGGGTTGATACTATAGGCACATCACTTACAGAGGAGCAACACAAGATGGGCTTAGCAACTGATACGATAGTTCTACACATTGCCAACGATCAAGGCTACTACAACACCGCGCAAGAAATATTACAGCGCTGCGGTGATTCATACGACGCCTGTATTGAGCTTAAAGATATGGTGGACGAAATCATGTTCCCAGAGGCAGACATTCAGGCACAGAATATGGACTTATTTTTCCGTCATGATATCATCATGGACGCATTGTCGCAGGTCAACTGGCGCGAAGTTTACGAAAGATTAACAGAAGATTAAAGGAGGTAGCATAGTATGTCTTTTAGTATTGAGTACAGAGTTGAACAGGCGAAATCTTCCATAATCAATGGTACAGAGCACCCTGATTTTAGAGTGGTCTTGTATGTTAACGGAGAGTGGGAAAACGAGTGGGGCAATTTGTGGAGCAAGAGCAAAGCCACTGGAGTCGCTAATCGTTTAAACAAGAAGGAGGTAGCATAGCATGAATATAGTATTTGAAGCCGACACCTACAAAGTACCAGCGTTTGCATTGCCAGCGCTGGTCAATGGTGACTACACCGGAATAATGGACGATGACGAAGCATTCGTAGATAATCTCTGTGAATGGTTAAACGGTCAATACGGTGAAGGTTTATGGCACATTGGCGAAGTTGGTGAGCAGTATTTCGGTAGAGCTGACTTTGAAAACCTTTTAGGCGATATTAGAGACGTAGAAATAGTCTATAAACTAGTGGAGGAACTATAACATGATTCATACTCACGACAGCCTACGGGCACAAGACGGTGACTTTGAGAACTACCACTACCAGCTAACAGACGGCGAGCGATACAGGCTGACAGACGGTGAATTAGGATGGTTAAAGTTTGTTAGGGGTCGCTATGG